TGGGGGCGGGAATGTGAACGGTGTCACCCTTCTTACCCTTGAAGTTCATCTTCTTGATCAGGTTAGCAGCAACAAGAGACTTCTTGTAAGCAGCAACGATCTCATCACTCCATACCTCCGGAATGAAGGTAGCAGCGGTGGTAACGGTAACGTTATTAGTACCTAAAGGCATTTGATTCTCCTAAAACAAGTTATTTATTTAACCCGCCCTTCAGAGTACGCAGCCATGATTTCAGGTTGTAAGGCTTCGTAACGGGCAGGGTCTGTCATGCGTAGCCGGATAAGGTCGGCACGGCGATAAACTTTCTTAGAAGACTCCCCGGTTCCACTTACATCCACAGCAGCGGCTTTCATCTCGGTCTGTCGAACTTCCTTAGCAGCCGTAACCGCTTCGTTAGTACGAGTGCCTTTGATAGCCTTGAAGGTAGAAATCAACTCATCAGCAGCGTTAAAGTCGTACTGTGCATCAGCCAGTGCGTACATGTTCACGCGCATCGGAGAAGATTTAACCCACGCTGCAAACTCAGGGTCTTGAACCACATTAGCAAAGTCTGGATGCTTCTTAGCCAGTGCTGCTTGCGTCTGTAATTGACGCATTTGCATAGCAGCTTGCTTGGCAGCCAAAACATCAGGATGACTTGCTACAGCCTTTTGAACGGCTAACTTGGGGTCTTCAAAAAAGTCTAATTCGTTTTCTACTTCTGGAGGCTTCTCTTTCTTCTGAGAGAGTTGTTGCTTCAGTAGCTCATCAGCTAACCGTCGAACCTCACCAACCTCCTGTGCCTGACGACCAATGAGCTTTTCAGCCTCTTGGTGCATCGTCACAATCTCCTCAAGACTCTTGCCCTTGTACTTATCGGGAATCTTGGGAGCTTCTGGTGCAGCGGCTGCTTGAGCCTGCTGTTGTTCTTCTACAGCTTCTAATTCGCTTTGCTGAGACAGGTCTTCATTTTCAATAAGAGCCATACCTAACCTTTCCTGCCCATACGGGTTCTAGGATAATCTAATGCAATCGGGTTATTCGCCGTGAGAGGCGGCCTTCTTGCGTTCTTGTTGTTGTTTCTCCGCCCTCACACGCTCCCATCGGCTGTAAGCACCAGGGAAAGCCCCGGTAATGCCTTCTAGGTTCACGCGAGGGGCAGAAACAACGCGAGTAGCAGTAGTGTCACAGTGGATGCACTTCACGCTACGGATATCATCGTCAATCAGTTTCTCGAATACGTGTCCGTCTTCGCATACAAATTCAAACATTCGTTTCATTCTTCTTCCTCCAACTGCTTAAAGACTTCCTCGCAGGTTTGCTTGCGTCGTAAGATTAGTTCAAGAATGTCCAACTGGCCTTTCCGGAAGTAAAGGTCTTGTGTGTCCGTTACCAGTGATAAATCGTTGATGCTATCTTTTAATCGTTGCAAGTCTTCTACTAAGTCAGTCCATCCGGGTTGGATGAAGAGAGTAAACTGATTCTCGTAATACTGTTGTAAGGATTGTTCCATTGGAGTCCTTTGTTGTTAAAAAACAACACTATTGTTGTCTATACAGTCATTATACACGAAAAAGTGCTTGACACGCAATGTTTGACAGCGTATAATGAGTGTTTTTATGGAGGAAATTTATGTTTGCAGCAAAGTTAACACCGCAAGACCATGAGAATCTTCGTCAGTGGTTTTTAGAAGGCACCGGATACACAGAATGTGCAAAACGACTTCAAAACAAAGTTACAAAGCAGCGTTTAAAACAAATTGCACAAAAGATGGGCATCGATGCTACTTCTATTAGAATAGAAGCAAATTGGCAATCACATCAAGAAAAGATGGTTGCTAAATTTGGGGATAAATGGCAAGACGCTAAATGGCGTAGAAGTGCCATATATCAAGCGATGCGAGAAAAGTTCCGAGCCAAAAAAGCCAACGCAAACCGTACTGGGGTTGAGTTTACAATTCCATTTGGAGAGTTGACTTTTCCAACCCACTGCCCTGTTCTTGGTATTGAGATTGATTACTTTTCCGAAGGAAGACAAGAAAACAGCCCTTCTTTTGATCGTTTTGATCCATCAAAGGGTTATGTCTCTGGCAATGTAGCCGTAGTCTCTTGGAGGGCTAATCGCATCAAGAATGACGGAACAGCAGAAGAACTTCGAAAAATTGCTGATTGGATGGCTAAGAATCAATAAAGCAGGGAGGGACAAACCCTCCTTGCCTTACTGTTTTCTTGACATTTGTGCTAAAGCAATGCGTTCGTTGCTGTCAATGTCCTTCTCTTTGATTGCCAATTCAGCCAATTTCACCCGACGGGCAAAGTCAGCCGTTTCGTCATTCTCATTGAGGTTGTTAGACAGGGCAGCGATGAGCTTGGCTTGAGCCAGTTGCGGCGTAACTTGGGCTTCAACAGCGGCCTTCTGAGCCTCTGCCTGTTCCCGTGCTGCCTTAGCCTGGGATTCCTGCAACTGGGCCTGCACCAGAGCCATCTGAGCCTGTTGCTGCTGCATTGCAGCCTCTTGAGCCTGCGGATTGGGCTGAGACATCTGCTCCAGAGCCGCCAGAAGGTCACCACGGTTGCTCAAACTGCTGTTAGCTAGGATTCCACGCAGAATCAGAGGCAGAACAGGCGTATCCGGGCCTAAAGTCTGCAACAGGGCAATCATTTGCTGCTGTTCAAACTCACGGGCAAGGATACCAAGCGAAGCAGTTGGTACAAACGTCATATCCACCGTCGGATAACGGTCAGGATCGAACTGCATGTAGCGGAAAGCAGCCTTGTTGATGAACGGAATCATGAAATCTTCTTGGAAGTTCGTCAGCGTACGCTTGTACTTCTTGATGATTCCAGCCATCGCCATGCTCATGCCGCCTGCACCAGCGTCACGGGGCACATTGGAGGGCATTCCTGCACTGTCAACGGTTCCGGTGGCCTGCAACAGCATCCGCTCGAAGTTCTGAGCCGCATTCATGGCATTGCCGTCGGTTTGACCGAACTTGAACGGGAACAGAATCTCGCCAGGGTTGCCGTTGGTGAGGATAGCCTTACCGGGTTTAACCTCAAACTTGGCTCCACGAGGCAGGCGCGTAGCGTCCATCGCAATCATGGGTGCCGTTGTAAGGGCCAGAGAGTCCATGTGGGCGCGTAATTGCCCGTCAATGGCCTTCTGCATGTTGTAAGCCTTTTCAACCGTGCCACGGCCCCAGAAACGGCCGGGAACGGTGTCATCTTGGTAAGCCACCACAGGCCGATCCTTCATCATGTAAGGATTTTCTTCGGCTTTGAGCAGCATACTGTCGTTGGCAATCACGACAATGGCTTCAACCAGATTACAATACTTGTCACCAACAGAGTTTTCAGGGAAAATCTCTTCGTATTCTTCGTCTTCGTTCTCAGACAACAGCTCACGAGGCACCAAACCATAGTAGGTGACCAACTTTACCTTGTCGTCTTGGAACTGTTTTGGATCTTGAGTAGGCTCAAGCTCCTGATCTTGGTACTCGGTGGTGATGTCTACCTTCTTGTAGATACCGTTTTCGATACCTTCGACGATCTTGTGTACCGAGACATACTTTTCAATAGCCACGCCAAGGGCTTCTTCGATGCTTTCAGCGTTCGGATCAATCAGGAAGTTCTTGGGATTGACCGGCTTGAGCTTGACAGCCACTCGCTCAGTTTCTTGAACGCCGATAGCAGCCGCATCCGTGACACCAGGAATAGCCTGAGTCGCAGGGATGTACTCCATCTCGGACTTGACCACGATCTCACCGATTCCGGTGCCGTAGATTTCTGCCATCAATTCGATGTGATCGACAGACTTCTTGATCTTGTCCTTTTTGAAGTCCTCCATCAACTGCTTACGAAGGGCTTCAATGTCCAGTGGCGAGCCGTCAACATCACGAACATCGTCTTCGATGTCGAAGAAGTCTCCGTTACCGAAGATAGCCTCGACAATCTCAGCGTGACGAGTCTCTACCGCTTGTTGGGTGGCTGGACTAATGATGCGAGAGCGTTCCGAATCACGAGTGCGATCACTTGAATCCCACTGCCCACGAAAGATACGCTCATACTCAAGCCAAGAATCTAGGTAGTTGGCATCACGATGGTCACGCCACCGCATGATATGGTCGGTAATCCAAGCCGTGAGTTCTTTCTCGTTCTCTGTCGGCTCCTCAAACTCTTCCTTCTTGTTATCGTATTCCATCACCACTTTTCCTTGTTGGCCCAATAAGCCGCAGACATCTTGCCCTTGGCAATGTTAGCAGCGTGTCGAGCTTTGAAAGCTTCATTGCGTTTAGAGCCTTCAGGAGAACCAGTAACTCCCTGCTGCCCAAAACGAATTGTTTTAACCTTGTCTCCTTCCTTGGCCACAACAACGTGGCTCTTGGTAGGATGGTCTGGCGTGCGCTTAGGCTTGTTGTAGCCACTCACGCCTGCACGGGTAAGCCGGGAGTCTTTGGTAGCCATTACTTAGCCTTAGCTAAACACTTTCCGGCTTTCTTGCACTTGGCCGGAGTAGGACAACCAGGACAGGGCTTAAACTCTTTCATGGGGATCATCTTCTTAGTAGCCATTTTTCTTACCTTTCTTAGCGGTCTTAGCCGCATCCTTGAAGTCCTTAGCCGTGGGAGCACCCTTGGCTCCAACCTTACGCATCTTCTCGCCGCTACCGGCTTCAATGCGTTTACGCTTTGCGTTGATGTTTGCGTACAGTCCAGGTTTCATTAGTACCCCGCTATTTTGTCAAGGATAATGTATTCGTCTTCTTCGTAGTCCTGTTGGTAGGACACGACAGCTAATTGGTCAATGTAAGACAAAGCATCCACCAGATCGTCGTGTACGCCGTTGGTGGGAAACATCATCAACTGATCCTTCAGTTCGTCCCAATCTTCGTCTTCATTAAAAGTGACACGACCATGTTCCATGCGGCCTTGCAGCGCCCAAATAACACGATCAGTTTTCTTTTTGTTGCCGTGAGTAAGGTCTTGAATGTGTGCATAGATGTTGTTCTTTCTCATCAAGTCGTTGAGATAAGGC